AATTGAGTTCCAAAACTTTTATCTTTGTTTGGTTGTTCAACTCTTAAACTCTTATATTGGTCACTTTTAAATAATTCTTCTATCGTTGGCATTTTACTTAATTATTTTACGCAGTTTTTGCATATGCAATTGCATCTAATTTATTTATTGTACTTCTAACGCCAGTTGCATCAATTGTAATTGGTTTACCTTGTGCTGCTGCCAATTGTTCTATTCCGGTAAGAATTGCGTATGATGCTTTTGTATTTTCATTTGATATCTTTGCTTGGTAATCATATTGTTTTTTAAATATAATACCTCTAGTATCATCATTTGTTGCTATTTTTTCGGTTGCAGCTGTTGTAGCAGCTTGTGCTGGTTGCCATTGTTCCAATGCTCCGGCAAACATAGGCATTGACTTTAATGCAGATGTAACAGCTGGGTCACCTGCTTGAACTCCTGTTTTTGCAATGGCCATTCCTTCAGATGTAAGTTTAGCAATTCGTGCTTCTAATTCTTGTTGTTTTTTGTCATTTGCTTCTAGATTTGCCTTTTTCTCTTCCTGAGAATTACCACCGAAAAGTGGGGCCAGTTTTCCATATCCACTATTTCTACTTAACCAATTACCTTCTCCAGTTTTACCTTCACTTCTTGCCTTTTTTAAAGCATTCAATTCGTTTTGAGCTGCATCTATTTCCGCTTTCTTAGCTTCACCTGCTTTATAAAATGCACCTTGGTCACTAACTAATTTATTAATTTCTGCCGTTGTCATTGTTTGCCCTTTTGCAACTTTTTGTGCAATATCCGCCATTGCCATACCCGCATTATCTGCATTTAATATTCCCTTTTGAACTAAACTCATTACATATTCCTGTGATTGTTTGTTATTAGTATTAAAGCTAGTCATAGCTTCTTGGAATTTAGGACTATCAGGTGTTATTCCTTGTGCAGTAAGATTATCTTTAAATGATTTTGCTGAATCTTGAAAAATATTATTAACTAATTTACTTGCCGATTCTGCTTGCATTTCTGCTACTGCCATAGCTACTTGTTCTTCAGTAGACATTTTTGCATACTTAATTCTCCATTTGGCTTCAATTGCAAGGTTTTGTAAACGTTGAGATTGTTCTATGAACAACATACCTTTACGTTGGTCTTGTTCAAACTTCATCATTTTTTCTTGATGAGCCAAATCCATAGCTAATTTTGCAGCTTCGTTTGCAATATCTTGTTGTAATGCACCATTTGCAATTGCTGCGCCGGTCTTTTTTGCATTTTTTTCTTCTAAACCACCTTTAGTAGCCCCTTCCCCACCCTGTTGTAGTGACATTAATTGGTCAATATCCATACCGGTTGCTTGAGACAATTGTTGCTTTTGGAATGCATTCATTGCACCTACATCTTGTCCACCTAATGAGTTTCTCAATGCTTCTGCGGCGCCGGCTTGGTCACCACTCATCAATTTTGCTCTTGTTTCTGAAAGGTCTACATTTTGACCCAACATAGCTGATAGGCTCATCTCAGCTTTAATACTATCTTTATAATTAAGAACCATTGAATCCGATGCTTTCATCATCGTACTCATTGATGTTCCCATCTTATTTAGTTGAACCGCTTGTTTTGCAAAGTTCTCTGCAGTTCCACTACTGAATTTATATAGTTCAGCAGATGAATCCGTCATATCTTTCATAATAACAGATGCCATCACACCATTCTTATCTGCAAATGCTTTAATTCCGGCAGTTAAATTTGTTCCGGTCTTTAATGATGTTTTATTCATCAACCTAAACATATTACCCATGCTCAATACATCTTCTGCACTTGCACCTAATAATTTTGATACACCTGCAGCAGCTGCAGACATTCCTATCATATCTTTAACCGATGCTCCTAAATTTTTACCTACCGATGTAATTGCACTTAATACTGCTTCGGTTGAAGAACCAATTGCATTCAATGCTCTTTCTCCAACTCCAATATATTTTCCAAAATCTTTCATTCCACTCATAAAGAGTGTTTTTCTTCTAGCATGCTCTGCATCTATATTTTGCATAGCTTGTTGATGTGCAAAATCTATCCATGCTTTTTCTTTTGTGAAACGCATGTTATATTCATCCTTAACCTTATCATTTTTGAAATTTATATTATCTTGTTCAACACCCTTCTGCCAATCCATCATATCTCTTCTCTGTGCAAACTCCTCTTTAACTGGTTCTACCAAATTAAAATCAGCAACCATCTTTCGGTATTGCTTTGTTCCCTTAAACGATTCCGTTACTCCTGCTTTATTAGCACCTGCACCACCAAAGAAAGTGGATGCATCCGATAATGTTTGTGTAAATTTACCTGAATCAAAATAATCAACTATTTGCATACCAATTTGGAATGCAGCTCCTATTGGCCCTGCAGCTTTCATCAGCATACCTGCACCTTTCATAATACCACCACCAAGTCCACCTAATAGTTTACCCGCTGCTCCTTTACCTGCTGCAAATTTGTCTACCTTACCACCCAATCCTCCTCCACTTTTGGTAAATTTCATAACTTGGCCCGCATCCAATCCAACTTTACCCATTGCATCTTTTGCACCCATTCCCTTTGCTCTTAATTCTTTATAATCTGCAAATTTTTGGTTTCCTTGTCCTGTGGTTTTATCTGTGAATCTATTAATTGCTTTATCTACCTTTGCTTGTCCAAATAACTTTGTAAGGCTTGTTTTCAAACTAGGTGCCAATCCATCAAATAATTTAGTGACACTTGCAGTTATTTTGTTTCTATCTAATATATTTTCTGCCATTTTATCCTTTCCAGGAACAGCAGATGGTTTATTTGATTTATTTGATTTTTTAGTATCGTCAGTTTGTTTTTTTCTGTCTTTACCATCGGTTTTAACCGTTTCGGTTAATTTAGTTATAGAATTAACTAAATCTCTTTTTATTATAACACCTAAATCTTCTAATTGAGTACCTAAACTCTTAGTATTCATGTCGAGAGTACCAACACTATTTTGTAGTGCTTTTAACTCTTTATCCTCATTTGTACGTTTTCTTACTATGGCCATTGGTCTTATGGTAATTTATCTTATATAAATATAAAATATAAAAATTACTTTCGTCTTACTTTACCACTATTAGATTTGTTCATAGCTTTTTCGTATGATTCGGTTTCTTCTTCTTTCGCACTGATTAGTTCTCTATAATAAAATTCCCTCAATTTGACGGGCATATAGTATAGGTCATGCCAATTAAAACCACCATTGGCATAGTATATCATTTGAAAAATTCTCTTATGAAGAGAGGTTGAGTAATTACTCGGAAGGATAAAAAAAGTCCACCCCAATTGGCACCCTTAACGCCTCCTTATCGCCGGTAAAAGGTGATGTATATTCAAATGTGAAATCTACATCGGGTGTCATATCTTTAATATAATTTCTTAAAGCCTTTGAGTCTTGTATTTGGAATTGATTTATTACAAAATTACTAATATATCCTAAATCTCTATTACCATTTATTTCAACGATAATTCTTCTCCAACGTGTAGTAATTTCATTAGATTGTTTAAGTGTTTTTTCTGATGCCTCAATATCTTTATTAATTAATATTTCATCACCATGTGTTAATAACTTAAATTTAATTGGAGTTTTTGATTTTGGAAGAACGAAATCATATTCGTTTTCTCTATTAAATAAACTTTCATTTACTTCTTTTGTAGATAATTTAGCCATATCAACTTCAACATCTACTGATTCATTTTCTTTTGGGTCGTTTACGGATACATTATATATAGGGCCGTATGCTAATACTCTAGATGCAACTAATATTGCATTCTTGTCACCAATCAATAAATCGGATACATTAACACTTGTGTCAACTACAATAGATTCTAATAATCTATCGATTTGTACTCCTTTTCTAATTAATGCAGCTGATGTAAGAATATCTTCTTCTTTTGCAGTTAATAATTTTACAGTAACATATCCTTTTGATAACGGATTACTTTCAGGATATACTAATCCTTTTGATGGTAATGAAATTTCTTCGGTTGCAAATGGAAATGACTTAGGTTGTCCGTATGATGGATTTGAAACCAATCCTCTTGTAACTCCTTGTTCGATGTTTTCGCTCATAATATAACTTTTGTGTTTATTATATATATCAGTTTTTTAAAAAAATAAAAAGGGGATAACATTTCTGTATCCCCTTCTTTTTATAATTTTATTTAGATTAGTATTCTAAGATAGCGTAATCATAAGATAAAGTCAACTCAATTGAAAGTGGGTCATTTGATGCCCAATCCAATTCACCAAAGTTTGCCGATGTGATAAATGCACCTTTTAAAGTCCATTGTTCAATCTTATCACCTACTGGCCCTAATAGGAAGAATGTAATATCTTTCTTATAGAACGCAGAGTAACCATCTCTACCTGTTAATGACTCATGTGAGGTTCTAATCCACTCCATAACTTGTTGTGCTCCTGATGGAACAATTGGGTCATAAAGAGTGATAGTTACATCATCCCAAGTTGATTTACCTTTCAACTTTCTTTTAACGTTGATATGGTCTAATTCTACAACTTCCGATGTGAAAGTTGGTCTCGCTGCTGTTTTGATAATGTACGATTCGATACCATTGATTTCCATGATGAATCTGTTACCCATCTTTGGTTCAAAGTTACGATAGAACATTTTGTCAAACTCTAATATTTCTGGCATTTTACTTTTATTTTATGTTATTCTTATATAAATATTTGTTTTTTAAATTATCCACCAAAACTTGCTCCTGTTGGTAAAATGTTGAAATCAATTTGAATGAATTCAGCCGTCTTAGTTGGTTGTAAGTAGATAGCACCTTTCATAATGTTTCTATCAATTACATCCGGAGTGTTATTAGTTTCATCCATTACAACTCTGAAAGCGTATAGACCTTGTCTTTGTTGGATTCCCTCTAAATAAGGATTAACAATGTTTAAGAATCTATTTCTTGTTTCAGAACTATTTTGTTCAAATACTAAATATTTTGAAGTTGAAGCGATATACTTTCTAACTGTTAACAATAATCTTCTTACATTAATTCTATCTAATGCAGATGGTTTATCTTGTAAAGTTTTTTGACCCCATACTACAATGCCTTGTCCAGGGAATTGACAAATTGGGTTTACTTTACCTTCGTATAATGTATCTCTTTCTGATTGAGTTAATCTATTTAATACACCAACTGCTCCTGTTAAGCCACCTCTATTTAAACCTGCAGGTGCAAACCATTCAGCTGCTACTCTATCGTTAGAAGCAAATACGCCAGGTAATAATACTGATGGTGGAACTGAAATCAATTTGTTTGTATTCAAATCAATTGTCTTAATCCAAGGATAGTA